CGGCGGTGCTGGTGATGGTTCATCGGGAACGACGACCCATGGACCCGACGCCATGTGCAGGCGGCGGAATTCGTCCTCGGTGTACTCGTCGATGCGGGAGGTCGAGTTGTTGTTGCAGACCTTCCACGGCCTGGCGTCGCCAGGCACGTAGCCGTAGAGCGTCTGGAAGTGTGAGCGACCAGCGCCAATGGCGCAGAAGCGGTTTGTCTGAGCCGCCCACAGCATCCACGGCCGTGTGTCCTCGTAGCTGCTGCCGGTGACGTTGAAGATCTTCATGCCGCGAGCGCGAGCATATTCAGCCACGCGCCCGGGCCAGGATCCGCGACGCACTGCAGGCCCGTAGGGCGTGTCCCAAAGCAGGAACGTCCACTCGGGTCGGTTGATGTGCATTCCGACCATGCCGTTACTGCACTGGACGCAGCTGCCATCCGGGTTGCGGAACCAGGCTCGGTGCTCCGGCGGCAGTTCCATATAGGCAGCGTGATCGGCCGCACGCGACGGCGAGAGAGACAGCAACGGCATCAAGCCGACGACCGCGATCAAGAGTCTCCATCGCATGAATGAAACCTCCATGTGGGTTGTGGGAGCCGCATTCGGGCAAATCTCAAAGTTAGCGCCTATGTCACCTGGGCACTTTGTTGGAAGTTTTTTCAGATCTGGTAGTCGTGGACGCGCCCCTCGATAAGCCGGATGGCGCGCCGGCACTCTTCCACGGCGCTTTCGCCAAACTGAGGCAGGTTCCAGACGCGTCCGGTTAACAGGGCGATCCGCAGGTCAAGCGCCGTGCGAATGCCTTGATCGTCGAGGATGCTGGCCGTCCGCAGCCGCAATCCGATGTCGTGGACGCTGGATTTCAGCGTGGGAGGGGGCGTTTCGTTCTCAAAAAGCCGGTTGATTGCCGCGATCGCCTCCTCGCGGCATCGGCGGTGCCGAAGGGCCAAGTCGACCGTGCGGACACACCGTTCGACGTCGTCCGGGGGCATCCGTGGCGCTGTCCTGGCCCGACACTTACCGCGTTTGCGGCGAGCCGTCCTATCCACCACGCTCGGTTCCATCAAACCTCCTGGATGCAAGTGCCTTCCTGGTGGGACAAATGCTGGTGACTCGTTCGCTGCTGGTGATGGTGGTGGTGGGACGCCTTATATAAAGGCGGTCCCACCACCATCACCGTCTGGTGGGACAAGTCACTTGTCCCAGCATGTCCCACCAGTCCCACCATCCCCCCCCGCGAGTCGGAACGCCGGCTCGGTCCGGGTGTGCTTTTTCACCTCGCACGACACGACGATCCCCTCTTCCAAAAGCAGGTCGAGCTGTTGCTGGATCACCTTGCCGCTGACGCCGGCGGACTCGCGGAGCACGCGAGATGTTTCCCCCGCGGGAAACCGCTTTAGCGCCTGCATCACAGCCTGGCGATGCTTGTCGCCGCGGCGTTCCATCTGTTTTTGCTTTTTGGCCTCACTGGCTTCGTTCCGCTCTTCGTAGGCGTCGGTAGCGCTAGTCAAGCTCACCTCCCAATACCGACCGCCCGCGCGCTGCCGCGTTCCCTCGTCAACGTTCAAGCCCCACAAACCGCTGTGACCCGCGCTCCCTCCAACCGAGAACCACAATTCGTGGTGCCCGCCGCGATCCGGGTCATAGCGCACTCGGCGGTTCAGCAAAAACCACTGGCGCACGTATTCCTGAAACCCGGCCCAGGCGATATTTTCAAGCTCCGCCGGCTCATAGGGATCGGCGACCCCTTTCTTCAGGTGATGGCATAGAATCGGCGTGCAGCCCGTTTGCTGAGCGAGGTCTCCAAGCGTCTTCAGTAACGAACCGACGACGAACAGGTTCCCTGCGTCGTCCTTGACGCTCATCATCATCAGATATGTCGGATCGAGAATGAGAACCTCGAGGCCGTGTTTCTCGATGAACTCCTTGAGCGCTTGCGTGTGCAGGAAGTTGCCCAGTTGGGGAACGTCGAAGCTCCAGAACGCATTTTCGCATTGATGAAGTAGCTTTCCCTTCGACGCAGCAATGCGACGGGCCGTTTCCTGCATCGTGGCCGCCCCGGATTCTCCCGACATCATTCCCACGCGGATCGGCCTGGCAACCGGAAATCGAGCCAGGAACGGATTGCCCGTTGCCAGCGACAGCGTGAGATCCACACTGAGGTTCGTCTTGAGACTTTTCTTTGGGCCCGCGATCACACCCGGCTGTCCCTTTACCAGCAGTCCATCGATCAAGTACTCGAGTGCAAAGTCGCCGGCGTCGAGCTCGGCCGACGTCAGCGCCTGGAACGAAAAGGCCGGCCTATCGAACCCGAGCTGACCATAGTGGTCCTCTGCGACTGCGGTGGCGATTTGATCCGGTTCATAGCGGGAAACGCTGGCGGCAATGCGGCGAATTTCGTCCAGCGGCAAAGCAGGCTGACAACGGTCGATGTTGGCCTGGTTGAGGGCCGCCGAAATCTCGGCCTGGGACATGCCGACGCGCCGCATCGTGCCCGCCAGGCGGGCCAACGTGGCGTTCCTTTGGCCGGAGGGGATCTCATTCGCGACGGGCGGCCCGGGCCCAACGTGGGCCAACACGGTAGGCGACGCGGCCAACCGTGGGCCGCTGGCCAAGGCGTCGAGTTCGCGCACGAGCCACGGCGGCGGCTCGGGAAGCTGATCGAGCGGGACGTCAAGCTCGCAGCCGTCGACCCACCTGTACGCGCCGTCGGGGCGAACTGATGGCGGCACGACGATGTAGCCGCCGTCGGTGCGCGTGTCGACATTCGCAGCCAGTTTGCCGACGCTGCATTTCCAGGACTTGCCGGCTGCACGGCGGAAGACGTGGTGCCTGCCGCCGCCGGGGGTAATCGATGTGGGTGCTGCGGCAAGGGAGTGCGCTCGCTCGGGATCGTCGGCCAGCCAACGGTTGTCGGGATTGTCGATGTCGACGGCGAGCAGGCCTTCGGTCGCCAATCCGATGCACGCATCTGGTCGTTCGGTCCACCAAGCTGAGATCTGATCGAGGTCGGTAGTTGCGTCATGAAATCCGTGCGGCGTGAGTGGCGCCGGGTTCTCCGCGTTGGCGCAGGGAAATACCGAATAGCCGAGGTCGGCGTACTGGAGAGCTGCATCATGCAGGTAGCTCATCGCCGTTCCGGTTTACGATTCACCCGGCGAGCAGCGGCAACAACAAAGGCAACCCTCGCAGTCGGGACAAGTCGGTAGCTGCGCCTCGACGCCGCAGCAACTGGCAACAGGCGCCGCGAGCTTTGGATCCTCTTGTGTATCATTCTCGTCCGCGTCCATCGGCTCCTCCTTGAGAATCGGGCGATCGTCCGAGAATCCAGTCTCGGACTGCATTGACGCAGTCCTTGATGCGTGCCGACTCTGGGTGCAAAACGGGGATGCGCAACTGCCGCGCGTGGGTAACCTCGACGTCGGCGCCTTCCGATCGGCCAGGGACACGCAACACGACGTCGGCACGCGCGAGCAGCTGCAGGTCGTACTCCAGCCACTGGCGGTACGGCTTGGGACGCACCAGGTGCCAGAACATCGACAGGTGGGGCACGATCGGGGTTACGTGCAGGCGGAGCAGTCCATCGGCGATCTTGACCATGCGGTGCGTGTTGCGAACCGGGTCGGGATGTGTGTAGGGTCCGGCCACGTAGACGAGCGGGCGCTCGAGCATCGTGCCAATGAGCGTCTGAATGTGTGACTTAGGCATGGCGACTAAAACGGAATGTCATCGGGATCGATGCGACCCACCGGCACGGCCACGGCCTCGGGAATCGGTCCGAGCTCGTAATCCACGATCCGCTCATAGGGTTCGCCGGCGACGTGCCGCACGGTGATCGCCTTGGTGGGCGCGAGTGCGCCGCTCTCGGCCAGCTCAACGGCTTGCTCGGCGCACACAGGCACGACGTCGCGGGACCGTGCTCTCCACCACAACTCGGCCTTGCGGCGGGCGTAGCCGGTGTGCTCGAAGCAAACCCACTCCGATTTGTAGGCGTGGAAGCCGACGCGGTAGTCGACGCGCATGGTCAGGGGCGCATCTTCGTCGGCGCCGCGCTTGACGTGAACGCTGTAGAAAGCGTCTTTGACCTGATAGGCCGACTCGGTGACTTGGCCGGAAAGGATGCCAGCGTGAGTGGCTTTTGAATCATGCTGGTGCTTGCGCTCCGGCGGCGGAAACTGATAACCGCAATCCGGGCAGCGCGAATAGGCGATCGCGATCAGCGAATGGCACTGCGGACACTCCTTGGCCGGCGGATCGCCAGTACCGGGCGTACGATTCCTTGCCTGAACCATGTCGACCGGACCGTGACGCATCACATTGCCGGCGAAGTCGAGCACGAGGCAGTTGGACTTGCCAGGGAAGAGGCGAAAACCCCGCCCAACCATCTGGTAGTACAGCCCGGGTGACATCGTCGGCCGGAGCAAAACCACGCAATCGATATTCGGCGCGTCGAAGCCGGTCGTCAGCACATTGACGTTGCACAAGTACTTGAGTGGCGACCGCGAAAAGAGCTCGCGTCCAACGTGTCCACGAAATCGGGCCAGCACTTCATTTCGATCGCCCGCCGGCGTGTCGCCGCAAACGAATCCGCACTCGAAACCGTGTTTCTCTCGTAGGACACGGGTAACGTGGCGCCCGTGCTTTACGCCGCTGGCGAAAATCAAACACGCATTCCGATCGGCCGTGTAAGAAACGATTTCCTTGCACGCCGCATCGACGAGATTATCCTGGTCCATCAACTGTTCGACCTCATCGGCCACGAACTCTCCGCCGCGGACACGCAGTGAGGTCGTGTCAGCCTTGGCCGATCCGGCCTTCGTGATCAGCGGGCAGATGTAACCGCGGACCATCAGCTCCTTCACGCCGATTTCGTAGCAGACGGCGTTGAGAAAATGGTCCGCCGCACAGATCGAACCGGCATCGAGCCGGTAGGGCGTTGCCGTCAAGCCGATCACGCGCAGACGTGGATTGCCGGCTTTGGCCTCGGCCAAGAACTGGCGATACATGCCTTCGCCGTCGGTCGGAATCAAATGGGCCTCGTCGACGACGACTAGGTCGAAGGACGCCAGCTCGCTCGCCCGCTTGTAGATCGACTGTATGCCGGCAACGATCACGCGCTGTGCTGTGTCACGGCGGTTCAGGCCGGCCGAGTACACGCCCACAGGCAACTCGGGGCAGACAAGCCTCAATTTATCAACCGCTTGCTCGAGCAGTTCTTTGACGTGGCTCACCACCAACACACGCCCATCCCACCGCTGGACCGCGTCGCGACAGATGGTTGCCAGGATGGGCGTCTTGCCGCCCGCCGTAGGGATCACAACGACCGGGTTGTCGTCGTGCTCCCGCAGGTAGCGGTAGACGGCAGTGACCGCCTCTTGCTGGTAAGGGCGAAGTGCGAGCATCGGTTCAGCGGTCGCGCGGAAGGAGGCCAGTTCCACGGCACGTGAGACAGATCACATGCGGCCCATAGTCATCGGGCCGGTTTGAAAAACGGCTGGTGCCGATCCCGTTGCACTCGGGGCAAACCCTTTGCTCATCCGCATCGTCGTCCATGTCGCTGTCGCCTAATTCCATGCGTTTGATCTCCCGGTCGAGATACCAGCGAGCCTTCCGCAGGTCTTCAAGTTTCGATCCCTTCCGGCCGGCGCGGGCTAAATACTTCAGCACGTTGCCGAGGTGGAAACCAAGCTGCCACGTCTCGATCACGTCGATCGGCTCGATGGCCGAGAACGTGTAGTGCGCAGGGCGCACGATCGGATCGCTGGGCGCTTTCATGTTCAGGCCGACTTGGCCAGGGTTTGATAGAGCGACATCACCAATTGCGGCAGGTCTTCTAGGCGAATAATCACGACCCACGGTCGTTCGTTGGCTCGATGCAATACGACCGGGATTCGACAGCAGGCATCCGCAATGGCCTGGTCGAGCGCTTCGTAAAGCCGCAGCCTTTCGGCCCGCTTTACTTCAAAATGAAGGGCGTCGATGTCGGTCACCACATCGGGCGACTCGTCGCTTCCACAAAACTGGCGGCCGCGGTGCGCCTCCGTGCGCAAGATCCTCCTGATCTCCGCGGCCGCCTCGCGTTCGCCACGCTTTCCCTTGTTGCGCGAGCGAAGTCCCATAGTTAGCGCGCTGCCTCCGCCGATGCCGGACGCCGCCAGGGGGGCGTGCCGGTTGCCGCCTGCTGAGGCTGACCGTTAGCCGCTTCCCGCTTGGCGTAGCCCTTGATTTCGTTGGTCAATTCGTCCGTGTCCTTGCGCTTCTTGCACTTGACCGTGATGACGAGGGGCAGGTTGTGCAGCTGGACCGAGTCGCCGGGCGTCATGATGCCCACCGCGCGGCAGATTGCCGACAGTTCGGCCTGCGCGATCTGGACCGCCTGGGCGTTGGGATTGTTGAGATTCAGGCGGGCCCAGACGAATCGTCCTTTGTATTCGCCTTCGAGTATCTGGAAGGTGAACTGCACGTAGGTACCGGAGCCAGACTTGGTGGGCTTCTCCTCGCTCTCGGTGATCATGGCCAGGTATTTGCCGGCCGGGATCGGTTCGAACTCGATTGTCGGTTCGACGTTGTTGGCATTGAAGCCATGTAGTTGTGCCATCGAGAGCATCTCCTCAGTTGGGTTGGGTTGGGTTGTTGGTTGTTTCGGTGTGGGTCATGCCGGCGACGATGGCGTCCCATGAAAGGGGGAGCTCCGGAGCCAAGCCGTATCGGTTTTTGGCGACGCACGTGGGACCGCCGACGGTGCGCAAAATGCGTTCGCCACCGGCCGCTCCGATCGGAGCAGCAATCGCCCGCTGGCGGCCGAACCCGGCATCTTCCGAGCGGGTTGTGAAGCGGCGAGTCGCAAAAAGCACGGCGTCGCACCATTCGGTAATCAGCGCGGCCGCATGCTTGTGCAGCCTGGGGGAATAGCGGTCATAGGCCGGCGCCTCGGGATCTTCGAAGCGCTCGACCTTGGCGTGCGCGATGAGCAGCACGACCATCTGGCGTCGCGTGTGCAACGCCACGAGATGGTCGATGAACCTGCGCCAGTAGTCGAGCGCCAGGATGTAGCCCTTGCCATACCCGCCGCCGACTTTCTCGATCGTGGTGACCGACTCGCGGCGACAGACGGCGTCCCAGATCATCCGTTCGAGCCAGTCGAGCGAATCGATTACGACCGTTTCGAAGGGATGCTCTTCGGCAGCAAGTTCGGAGAGCGCGGCCAGCACATCGTCCAGCGATCTCGCCAACGGAAACTTGGAGCAGTCGATCTCGTTAAGCCCGTCCTCCGTTTGCACAAAGATCGGTTTCGGCGCGCGGGAGGCGAGTGTCGATTTGCCGACGCCCTCGATGCCGTACGCCATGATCCGCGGCGGCATCTGCGTCTTGCCGTGCTGCACCAAGTCGAGCAGTCCCATTGCGTTACTTCCTGTGTGAATGTCAGTCAAGAAAACGGCGACGGGCAGTCGGGGCAGCGAACCATCCCGGTTATCAGGCATGCCTTCCTGGCACTGCCCGTCGCCTGTGCGCTTACAGATGTTCGAACTGCCGTGTCTCTTCGTATCCCGTTGGGAACTGGCCACTGAGCAGACAGGCCTCAAGGCGATCAAGGGCCGCTTCGTTTTCCTTTTGGGCTGCGGCCAGTACATCTGGCGCGACGCGCCACACGCCGCATCGGAACGGCTCCTTCTTTTCCACGGCGATCAGATGGACCGGCATGTAGAGCCCGACCACCTGGGCCAGCACAGCTCGGTAGAAGGCCAGTTGATGCGCATAGCCGTAGCGCCGTGCATCGGCTTCGAACCAAGTCAGGTCATCGCATGTCTTGAGGTCGACGATTCCCTGATGCGGTTCGAACCAGTCCATTCGGATCTGGCACCACTGACCACGGTAGTGCGTGCGGACGACACCTTCGGCGGCACCCTCCGCCAGCAGCTTTTGGGCCTCGGCGTGCTGGGCGACGCTTCCCGCCATGCGGAGAACCTGCTCGTACTGCTCGGCCGTGAGGACTTCCTTCCCTTGCGACTGCGCCCACTCAGCCCAGGCTTTGGTGCCGGCGCCGTACGGCAGGCCGGTCCGAGGATTGACCGGCCCGCCGACGGCGTACCGCTGACGGAAGGCCTCGTCGCCTTCCAAAATCACCGTGTGGGCCGCCCGGCCCACGAGATACGCCGGGCAATCCTCGCGATCCAACACCAGGCCCTGGCGCTTGCGGTGATACAAGAGAGGACACCTGCGGAAGTCTCCCAGCAGGTGGCTCGTGAGGAACTCGCGAGACTTGGCGTGGTAAGCTTCCGCCGGTTCGTGAACCAGGAAGCTTGGGGGACAAAACGTAGAAGTCATGACAGTCAGCCTCGCTTCAATTCATTCGTTGCTCGTCTACTGGTTACCTACCGCGAATCCTTTTGCGTATGCGGAAGAGATTTTTTTTCGACCCGCGCGGAGTTTCCTCCGCGCCGGAAGAGTCAGGTAGAGACCTGCTTCGCGAAATCGCTTTCGCAAGATATCGATCGAATCCTGCAACGTGGAGCGCGGCACTCCTTGGCAACGCGCCACTTCCGACGGGCCATGCTTCATCAGCTGGTGGGCCAGGCTGGCCATTTCGGGCGGCAACTGTGCCACGAACTCGGCTAGGTCCGTTGCGAACTGGTGGCGGTCCAGCGGGGCGGCGTGGTAATTGCCGCGCCGCCGCTGGCCGTCCTCGGGGGAAAGGGTCGCGGCCAGGGTCGTGGGCGCGCCGTCTTCCCCTACCACGTCCTGCGATAGAGACTCCACCAGTCCGCAGTCCCGTTTCCGCGCCCTGGCGTGCCTGAGCAGGCTCGCAGCCTGCCGCTCGACGACCGTCACAATGAACGCCTTGGGGTGAGCGGCGCTGCGCCGATACCGCGGCAGCCGCCTGAGCAGCTCCACTGACAGCTGCTGCTGGATGTCCTCCTGGTCGGCATGTCTGAGGGCAGCTGTGCGGGCCAGCTGTGCCGACTTGCGCCGCAATAGGCGCTGCACAAAACGGCTGGAAAGTACCTTCTGGGGATTGAGTGCCATACGAAAAAACTCCTCGTTGAAAATGTGGGAGGAGTTGTGGGGCGCACCTCGTGGGTCACCAGGACGGCCAGGGCCAAATCGGCTGCCGCTGTGGTACGCAAGATGCGTGACCCACAACGACCTCCACTTGGTGGCCAGTGCGTTGTCTGGTGACGAAAACGAAATTGATCACTTCACGGGAGCCCATCCCGCCTATGAGGCCGCGGCCTCCTCGGTGGTCATGAGCTGCGGCAGTCCGCCGCGGACTTCGAGATTGGCAACCTGCCCGTCTCCGATCGCCGCCAGGTCGCGGAACAGTTCGCGGTAGTGTCGTTTGAGAACAAAGTCCTCAAGGTCGATTTCCGGCCGGGGGCCGTTGTGGCCGCCAAACTTGTGATCGACCTCGACCCGTGGCGGCGGCTGGAACACGGGTTGTCCGCCCCGGATGGTCAGGCCGCGGATGCGGCCGAAGTTGATTCGCTGCAGAAGTGCGAGCAACCGACGCTGTGCAGCGGACAGGTCGTCCTTGGTAACGGGCGATTCACAATGGTGCGTCCACATGGTGGGTCTTCTGCCTCCATCTTCAAAGCGGCGCATGGGCAGGCCCTTGCAGGCCCAAGCGCAAACGACAGCCGAAAAGAAGGAGCACTCGGCTGAGCGGCGTTAGAACGGGGTGCCGCATGAGTCCCCGGAGCCCGGCCTTCCCGGCACCGGAAGGTCAGCCGCCCGCTCTTGCTTGAGGTGAGCCACTAGTGAACAAGAGGCAACTGACAAGGCGAATCTTAGCGGCATGCTAGCTGGCGTGCAAGTGTTTAGGCGAAGACTTTTTTTCGTCCGCGACAGCCGTCCGGCCCGAAGTGCTGGAATGGCAGTAACTTATGATTTGTACACTATCGCAGAAAATCTTTCTGCACTCGCATTGGCGGTTCGGGTTGACCCAGCTGTGCGATGATGTCTCTCTTTGCGCAAGGGGCGCAGTTGGGATGACAGAGGATTGCTGGTCCAGCACCGCTCTGGTCAGTCACCGATTTCGAGGCAAGAACTAGAGTCGGCTTGCCGCGAAGGAGCAAGCGGAATTGGACGCTGAGGTCCCCATCTTTTGGTCGCGCCTGAGGACGAGCAGCTGGAACGTTTGCCCCACTTTAGTTTACCGTTGCACGGAGAAGACTACGGCAAGGGGTGAGGTGGATCGTAGAATCTAGTCATAGCCCGCACTGCGGGGCTCGCTTTGCATCGCCGCTCGCGGCTCGGACGAGATCAAAGAATGCTCACCTACTTTAGAACCAAACTGGGACGTTGGCTCGTGAAACTCGGGCGCCTGCTAATCGGCAATCAAGGGCCGATGCGAACCCCGAGTCCCAACGTTGCCACAATGTTCGATCAGGTTGCTCGTGCCGAACTAGAAGAAATGCTCGGCTACGAGCGGTTCGTTCTTCGCGAGTGCGGAAATGCAATTCGAGGGCACACCGGCCAGGTGGGGCCGGCAGCGATTGCATTTCACGCCGACGGCCGTCAGTCCGTAACTATCTCCGTCGCCGATACTCTTGGCGATACCGGAGCAGGCATGGTCAAGAACATGAGCCCGCTTGTACTCACTTCCAGCCACAAATTGCTGGACATGATGTTCGAGTGGACAATCCTTCAAAATGACGTCGATTGCCCGTTCAAATTTGAGGACAAACTCAAAATCATCAATCGACCCAGTTCTCTAATCTATCCCGATTTTCTTGGCGCTGATCCCTTGTTGCGAGGTACTGTGAAGGCCCTTTACAAGGAGTTAACGCCTTACCGTAATGCAATCACTCACAATATCTGGGGTCAAGCGACTAATGGAGATTTGAATTTCGACTTTGATCGCG